ACCAGCACTTCCGGCAATCGCCGATCAGCGTTTTTTCAACCGGACGTTTCAAGCCCTCTTCGGCTTCCTGCGCGTCGTGTTCTTCCTGCATTTCCCGCGCCGCCTGTTCAATCGTGTAATCTTCAACGCCTTCTAAAATGCCCCGAAAGAATGGCGCGAACGCGTAGCCGATCCCCAGCCCTGCGCGCAAAAGCAATTCTTCGTCGATCTTAATATCTGCCATTGTTCCCGCCGCCCCTCCGAAGCGCTCTGAAAAGCACGTTCAAAACGATGTAGACGATCACAACGGAAGCGGCGACGCAAGCAACGCCGCAAAGCATATAAAAGGCGTTCACCATGAATTGATACATTGTCATTCGTCAGCCCTCCCGAAAACCTCTTCCGCGTCGATGTCCCACGCGGCGGCAATATGCTTCATCATATCGACGGCTTCGGCGCGCTTCTTCTGTTCCTCTGCGTTCTCTCCGTTTAAGTACGATACCAAGATTTCAGATTTGAGATTGCAAAGCGGGCGAACGCCATAGCTGCCGTTGCACGCGTAGCTGCCGTACAACGTGCCGTCCGAATAGACGCCGCGGACGAAAGAATTTATCGGGCTGTCCGGTGTAGCCGTCCACCACCAACGATCCGGAAGCGCCGGAATGTTGCCGCGCAAAAGGCGGTATTCCTCGCAAGTGATAAGCCCGATCCGGACGCGATCGCCGCCGTAATTCTTCAAGCCGTCGTCGGCAGTCAAGTCGATGTTGAAATACTCGAACATTTCTTCCGGCGCGCCCGCCTTAATCAGACGGCGCAAGAATTCGCCGTTCAGATAGGCGCGAAGGGAAGAAGCGGCAAAGTCGTTCTTGTTCCCTTCATCGAAGGCGCGTTCCTCGACGCAATCGGAAGTAATGCACTTCACCCAATCCGCGCCCGTCTGAATGACCGTCCAAGCGATCCCGCCCATTGTGAATTCCTGTTTCGGCTCGAAGCCGTGTTTGTTCTCTTTCATATTGAATAGCTCCTTTCCTGCGGCGCTGTCTGCGCCCGCTCGTTGAATAAGTCTGTTGATATACCAAACCGCCTTTTGCAAGTCCTCTTCACCGTTTTTCTGCTTCCAGCGCCACAAATACTTGATCGCGTTCGCTGTGCAAAAGGCTTCGATACCTTGAAGCCCGCTTGTTGCGGCTTCCAGCACGTCGATACACTCAATCCCGCCCGCGTTGTAATGCGGCGGGTGGTTCACCCGCTCCGCCATGATTAACACTTCTTGCCGCCGTGTCGATACGGGCGGCTTTTGTTGTATTCGTGCTTTACCTCCAGCACGTTTTCAATGTCAATTCCGGCATACGCGCAATAATCAAGAACGCGAATAATCACGTCGGCAAGCTCCGCCGCGATCCCTTCGGGCTTTTTGCTCTGCGCGGAACAACGGGCGTTCGGATTTTCCGGATCGTAAGGGCGGCTTCCGCAATGCGCGCTTCCGTCCTCTTCGCAACAAACGCCGCCAGCGTTGCAGGGGAAATAAAGAAGCGGTTTCCCATCGCGGTATTCCTCCAGCGCTTCGGATACCTCCGAATGAATAAGCGCCACGATCTCCGGAAACGTTCTTTCGCCTTCCCACCAGCCGTGTTCAACGGCGTTCTTGTGAACCTCTGCCGCAAACTCGTTAATTGTCATTGTCTTTACCCTCTCTTTCAATCGGTTTCTTTTGCAAAAGCGCAATCTTCGCAACGTTCGACGGTTTCGTTCGGATTATCAAGCGGGCATTCCCAGCCGCTTTCAACGTCCTGTTCCGTAAGCCCGCAAGCGCATTTCTGCGAATGCACCGTTTCGATTTCCTCGGCGCGGCATTCGCACTTTTCGCCGCTGTCAAGATGTGCGCCGCAATGCGGGCATTCCTTATAAGGTGTTGCCATGTCTTTCTCCTTCCTAATAATCAGCCGCCGGAAGCCGTCGGCGCATAGCGTCAAGCCGTG